CAATTAACGATATTGATTTTTCAAGTCCGTTTAATGATAAGGGAGAACCAAACAGATTAAAGATACCTAACTTTGATGGTAATAATACGTTAGTTTCTTACACAATTACAAAGAGAGAACCCGTAGTTAACGGAGTAACAAGAATATATAGAAGAGTAATAAGTGAGTTAGACCAAAAACCTTTCTTAAAACTTTTCCTACCTGAACAAAATGTTTTAGGTGTAGTAGGGGTTATACACAAAGAAGGAACATCTTTCGGAACCAATCCAACATCTTCTGAATTTAATGCGTCTACAAATAAATGGTATGAAGTTAAATCACTAATACAAGACAAAGTATTCATAGAAGACCCGACTGCAGTATCTGATAAAGATAATTTTAAGGCGGGTACCTACCTACCAGTTAATAATAAATTCTACACAGAATATACCCCTGAAAGTTATTTTTCATTAACCTTTGGTAGTGGATCGGTTGACCCATTAGAGAATTTAGACAATTACATGACAGGTCAATTGAAAGTTAATTTGGCTAGTTATTTAAACAACATGTCATTGGGGTCAATACCTAAAGCAAACACGACATTGTTTGTGAAATATCGTATTGGTGGGGGTAAAGATTCGAATTTAGGGGTTAATATCATTACGAGTATAGATAATATTGAATTTAACATAAATGGTCCTAATAACGCAATTAACTCACAAGTTGAATTATCTTTAAGGGTTAACAACGTAACCGCAGCTGTGGGAGGAGCAGACCAACCTACAATCGAAGAAATTAGAAACATGATTTCTTATAATTTCGCGGCACAAAATAGAGCGGTAACATTAAATGATTATAAGTCATTAATTGAGACAATGCCATCTACATACGGAGCACCAGCTAAAGTTAACGTAATGGAGGAAGATAATAAGGTTAGAGTAAAATTATTATCATATGATGACCAAGGTAATCTAACCGATGTAATATCTAACACATTAAAAAACAACATATTAAGTTATCTTTCGGAATATAGAATGATTAACGACTATATTGAAATTGCAAATGGTCAAGTTATTGATTTAGGATTGGATGTTGACCTAATGATTGATAAAAACGAAAACCCAACTGATGTAATCAAGCAAGTAATCCAAACATCTACATTATTTTTCGCAATCGATAAACGTAAAATGGGTGACCCATTGTTTATAGGTGACCTAATGAGAGAAATCGGAGCAATCGCGGGTGTAGTTAACGTCGTGGAAATAAAAGTATTCAATAAAATAGGGGGTAATTATTCATCATCTGAAGTATCACAATCATATAAAGATAGCACAACTAAAGAGATACAACAAATTGATATGACGGTATTCATGCAGTCAAATCAAATATTCCAAATTAGATTCCCAAATAGTGATATAAGGGTAAGAACTAAACCTATAGGAACGACTACATACTAAAATGTTTTTTCGTTATAATAGTAGAAAATCACATGCTTTCTATTTATTAAGAGAATGATGCAAAAACATAGAATTTCAACAAATATCGGTAAAGAACAGAAGGTTACAGTCGAATTAAAACAAGACTATGACCAACTAGAAATTTTATCCTTAAAATTCTCACAAACCGATGTTTATACATCACTTTGTGCGGATTATGGGGTTGTTTGTGGTAGAATTACTGCAAATGACGGATTTGGTATACCTAATGTTAGAGTATCCATATTCGTACCCCAAACCGAAACAGATTCAACCGACCCTGTAATTTCTGCATTATATCCTTACACCGAAGTTTCAGATAAAAATGATGACAATTATAGATATAATCTATTACCTGCAAGAAAACAACATGGTGGACACAAACCAACAGGAACCTTTCCCGACCAATCAGATATTTTAACAAGAGAGGAAGTATTAGAAGTATACGAAAATTATTATAGATATACCGTTAAGACTAACGAATCGGGTGATTTCATGATTTGGGGTGTACCGGTTGGTAAACAAATATTACATGTCGATTTAGATTTATCTGATATTGGTTGTTTCTCATTAAGACCATATGACTTTATTAAAAGAGGTGAAGGTATTGAGAAGTTTGAAAGATATTATGAGTTTAAATCAAGTTCAGATATTGACGGATTACCACAAATTATCAAATACGATAGGACTATCGAAGTTTTCCCGTTTTGGGGTAATCTTGACTTATGTGAAATTGGTATAACAAGAGCGGATTATGATATATCACAAAGTGGTATTAGGATTGAACCAATATCATTAATTCTAACGTCAACAATTACAGATGATAATGGGGACGCAGTAAAAAGAAACGGAGTCATCAGAAGAAATACTGGTTACAAGTGTAATTTACAAACAACCGAAGGTAAAATTTCAGCGGTTAGATACACAGGTAAAAAAGTTTATGGTTCAGATGGAACAACATTATACCCCCAATTAGAATATTTTAATCCATCAGAAACTATTGATGAAGATGGTTCTGCGATGGTAGTACTACCAATGAATTTGGAATACGTTTTTACAAACGAATTTGGTGAACAAGAAATTACCAACGACACAAACAAAGGTATACCAACAACCACAATTGCAAGATTTAAATTTTCACTTGATGGTAACAATGAAAAAACAGGAACCGCAAATTATTTAGTACCACAAATTAGAGAATATAATTCAAACATATATGGTCAGGCCGATTTGGGTGAGTATCGTGAAGATTTATTAACAACATATCAATTTTCAGATGTATTTGAAGATTATTTAAATATTGTTCCACCATCTGGTGTTACATTATCACAAATGTCAACAACATATCAAAATGACAAAAAATCATTTATGTTGGGTACGTGTACTGGTTGTGATTTAGGTGTACCACAAGATGTTTTTTATAAATTTATTTTTGGTAAGGTTTATACTGTTTCATCCTTCCAAGGTTCACATTACGAAGTATCTGCGGGAGAATCGTTTTTAGGACTTTCAAGAAGAGATGCGTTTTTAGGTTTAAAAGAAATTAGACCAAATACAGAAGATGATTGTACAAGTAAGGCAAATTATTTCCCAACCAATTTTGCTTTTAGAAATAGAATAAAATTTGGATTAGTATTATCTGAAGTTTTACTATTTGTACAATATATTTTTACAATTGTACAAATATTTGTTTTTGAAACCATAGGTAGAGTTATGTGGAGTGTGGGTGGTGCTGCAATGAGATTTAATTTTTTAGGTGGTCATTATTTAATGAATATTGGTGTCGGACTAAGGGAGTTTGCAATGAGAGTAATGGAGGGTGGTCAAACAATTTTACCATTAACAACTTATCCGGATTGTGAAGAATGTACAACCGATGTTGATAGTGCAACACAAACCGCCGGTTTAAGTGATCTTAATTTATATTATAGAAGTGCTGAAATTAAAACTAAAGTTGTACCATACGATGGTTTTATTTATTTAGTATATCTTTCTGGACAAACACCGAATTATTTAAATACAAGTACAACAACGGGTACGACATTTTTACCCGATGTGTTTAGTGGAGAATCGGCAAAAGAAACATCCGCAACTGGAATAACTGAAAGTCAAATTACATTATTACACACATACACTAATCCAAATGCGACATCGGAAAGAAGATTTATTGGGGGTATATATCCATTAGTTGGTACGGACCCGGCAACAGATATATTTAATGAGATGCGTGTGGAGTTTAATTCCTCATTTGTTGATACACAATTAAATGCATATTTCCAATTAGTAACAGTAACAACACCAACAAATACTGGTAATTCAATAAAAATAACAGTTATACCAAATCAAAGTGTTTATGCTGAATATGTTGATTTGGCGGGAGGACCAATAAATGCAACTGAAAATATAGATGTTGAACTTTTAATTAGAAATCCATGTAACTATACGTTTAGAACACAAACGATAACAATACCAAGTGGTTCAACCACTAGTGGATATGCAACATTACAATTAATAGATTGTGGTGGTGGATTTACTCAAGTGGAGGTATATGAAAGAGTTGCGTCATTTACACCAAGCACATATAGAGAATATAATACAGGTGGTGCAACAACATACACAAATGTTCCAGCAATTAAAATGTCATATTCATATTGGTCAACATATGCGGGAGTTGATTATTCTAATGGAGGTATCGATAGAATAAAGGACTTATATGCCGTTGTTAGACTTTACGATAAGGGAAGTGTAAAAACAACCGGAACATTAGGTCAATTAGTAATTGAACAAGGGTGTGCAAAATATGATAAATTTTATGATGAAACAAATGTGTTGACATATCTATGGTCATCATCTGGAAGTTATGGTACCGCAACAGATGTATCAAATGCCGGTAATCCAAATGGCCCAAGATGGTATCAAGCATCAAAACGAACATCATATGATTATGGTGGAACAACTAACTCATTTCACTTATTAGGTAAACCATATTATACGGGTACAGCATATGTCGAATCATCAACAAGTCCCGGTGCGAATTATACATTAGTTGCTACAATTGCGGGAACAACATCCACAAGAAGGTTACCAAAAATTGCAGATTTGGAAGGTGGAGATAACTCATATTCTAAAAAAACAAAATCAGGTTTAACTGAAATTAGAGATGGTGTTGTTACTATTGTTCCTGTTATTGATGGAACATCTAAAAATCAATCAGTAATAAAAGAATGGTATCGAAGAAAAAGAGTTGGTGTTTTCTTTTGTGGTGGAGTAACAAACTATTCATTCATTGATAACTGGTTAAACGGAGTACTATACTTTTTTAAATTTGATAAGAGAATAAAATGGGACGACGTAAATGTTTTAGACTTAAATCAAAGAGGTTCAAAATATCCAAGAGAGCTGGTTTTTTATAATATACTCGACCAACAATTTTATTATAGAGCAACACCATACAACCCAACAAGTGGATTTATTGGACAAAGACCAAATTTAAATAAACCATCACATAGAGAAATCCTACACCCAACAACTTTTTATGATGTTGGAGTAAGAGATGAATTTTTATATGAGATTTGTCAAGACCCAAGAATTGATCCGACGTGTTCTGTAATTAGAGATGTTAATACAACTTCATATCAAGAT